GGCTTTCGATTGGCTGAATGTTAGCCGTTAGCCTCTGAGCGTTTAATGTCTCGGGAGAATTTATTGATTGATACAATTTCTCGATAGGAATTGTTATCTTTGCGATACTGTTCATGTGTTTTGTATTAGTAAAAGCCCGGCTATTAGTGTGTATGCCGGGCTTTTTTTGTGGTTAGAAATTAGAATGGAGCCTTATCGTCTGACTCTGAGAATAGTGAATCGAAGTCTGTGGCAGATGCTTCCCATGTTGGCGCTGGCACAGCTGGCTTGGCGGTAGTTCGCGCAATCCATTCATCGCTCTTGCGAATATCTTCCTGAAGGAACTCCGGCAGCTTTGCGAATACCTCAGCATTGTGCTCGGTTGTGTCATAGGTCAAAAGCTCGTTGATGGCAGGTGGGCAAGCGAGGCCCTTTGGCAGCGGAGAGATGCTCATGATGTTAGCGTATGTCCTGTCCTCTTTGCCATTGTGAGCGATGTTAACCATGCCGGGATGGCCGAGTAGCTTGGTGATGTCGAAGTCAGCGGCTTGCGCATCTGTGAGCTTCTTGCCAATCCATGACTCGATGAACTTGCGAAGGGATGCCTTCTCGCCCATTGTCAGGTTGAATACTGTCTTAACATAGAACGGTTGTTCGCCTTTGTCCTCGCTGAATACAGCGGTCTCGGTTGGCAGTTCAAAGAGGAATTGAACTTTGCGTTTTTTGTTGCCCCACTTTTCATCGAAGGTAGTGCCCTTGTCGATGATTTGGTAGCAGCGCGCAGGATATGCGCCTTCGGGTGCGATTTGGCGGGTTTGACTTCCGCCTGAGTTTACTGGTGCTTTCATAAGTGAAAAGATTAAATTGAGGTTAAAAGTGCTTGAGTTGATTGTTCGTGAAGGTATTCAGTGACATATGCAAACTGGTTATGGAATTCTTCCATGTTGCAAGGGTCATAGATGCGCTTCTCAGGTGATACGCCGTGCTCCATCGAGCGATGATATTGGCGTGCGAGGTTTGCTGCTTGGCTGTCGCATCGGGTGTAAAGCCCCTTGATGCAGCCGTCATTTACAACCATGACCATAGTGCCGGTGAGGTGGTTGTAATGAAAGAATTCAGTGCCCTTCCAATTCTTGAAGGTTGTCGCTGGTGATAGTTCTGGTGTGTTCATGTTTTTTCGTTGTTTTGTTGAGGCAAATGTAAATCCTTATTTTGAATTCACAATACTAAAACAAAGAAAAAAGTAAACCACCAGCGCGAAAAATCGCAAGTGCTTAATAATCAACGCAATTATTTTGCGCGACCAATTGCGAATCCTGTAATGCCACCAAGTGCGAAAGCGAATGCGCGTGTTTCGTACCACTTCTTCGGCGGCTCGGCCACGATTATGTTGTTCATTCCGGTAACAGTCACATAAGGGTTATCGATGCCAAGCCTAACAACCTTATCACGCTTACGCGATAGGAAGCCTTTACGCAGCGTATCGCCAATTGCAACGGTATAACTTACCGGAATGATAATTGAATCCAACTGAAGCCGTCCTAAGCGGTTAATTTGCCCACCTATCTCGAGCCACTTACCCGGCCTATGGAAGTACCTCGGCAATCTCATGTGCGGAAAGCTGTCAATGTACACGGTCTCGCCGAGTTGAATCTCGGTCTTTACTTTGGTGCGGGTTTGGTACCTAATCACCACCTCAGGCTCACGCAGCTGCAAGGCTCGGAGCTTGGTGCCTGCCGCTGCCAGGTGCACGCCTTGGCTGTGTATCTTGCTGCTATCTCTGGCGATGCGCACCACATACTCATTATTGAGCGAATTAAGATACATCGCATTGCTTTCGGCCTCACGTAATGCTCCGCAAGTGCGCATTAAAAGCAGCAAAAGAAATAGGCATATTGCCAATAGGCTGAGACTGGTTACGTTGCTTTGCTGCATTTGATTAGTTCGTTTAATCGTTTAAGGTAAGTGCTCTTATCGCGCAGCTCGTTGAGCAATATATCGCCCGCCACCTTAATCGGCATCGACTTCTCGGCTATGTAAACTGCCAGCACCTTTACAAGTCGCTCATCGCATTCGCAATCGGTGGCCGGTAGGTTGCTCATAGTTGCCGTGTTGCTTTCTTAACTAAGAGCCGAATCACATTGTCGAGCTTTTCAACGCTGTCCTCGAGCATCTTCATAACGCCATCGCGCTCCTGATCGGTTGCCCATGTATGCTCGTTTATCATCTTCACCAAGCCGCCGATCGATGTCAACGGCTGACGAAGCTCGTGCGATAGTGTGAAGCGAAACTCTTCCAGTAGCATCTTTTGCCGTTCATATTCGTGGTTGCTGATGGAAGTAACATCGACCAATTGAATGCCGATGAAGTGCAGCATATCCACAATGGCATAAACATTCCACATATTGAAACGCTCCGAGCTTATCTTCTGCTTAGTCTTTGCGTATGCCCGAATCGGGTCGGGCGATTTGCTTTGCGCCTTGCGAATGGCTGCAAGCAGTTCATCGCGGTCGCTATCTTGCGCTGCGATGTCGAGGATATTGCCGGGCTTTATGTGGCTGGAGTATTCGCGAAATAAGTCATTCGTGGTGACGATGTTGCCATCCTTATCTGTAATCACATAGAAGAGGTCAATTGATGACTCAAGGATGTGCAGCGATGCCATGCTGCAAAGATACGTTAAACCGAACGTAAATCCGCAATTAATGAACGCCATGCAGGCACACATCCGAGCGCATACTTGATGGTAAGCAGCATCGTGAATGTGAGCACAATTCCATTAGCAAGTATATCGTAATTCATAGGCGTTGGCATTTCCGGCTCGTTTCTTACAGCGTGAGTTTTCGGGATGTAATACGTGGCGGCTGGGAATAAAGATACATCACACGGCTGAATCGTGTCGAATGCTGTTAGCACTTTGACTGACTTTGGCTGTGCCATGACCGCCTGAAAGCTCTCACGATTCGCCTGGGCGAATGAGGTGTCGGCATTAGCAGCCTCCCAGCTCATCGTGTCAATGTTGAGCTTGCTGTGGCGCACTACTTTGATGGTATCTCTTCTAATCTGTTGCATCGCTTTTTGCTTTTGGTATGTACCCTGCGGCTAATAGTGCTGCAATTATGGCTGTTAATGTCTCGGCTGTTATCACTTTGAAGATAAGTAGGAAGATGGACACCAGAATCATAAGCGAACCGATTGTGCCGCGCCAGTGCTTCACAATCACATCAATAATCCGCCTTGGTTTGGTAGCCCTTTTTCGCATACCTAATATACGCACAAGGCGCAACAGCGTTGGGGCAAGATGCCGCTAAATATTACACAATGAGAAATAGAGATTAGCCTCTTCGCGGCGGCGATTGGTTAGCCCTGTGAGCACCTTCCCGCCCGCCTTGTTCCACTTCAGGAACTCATCGAGAATGCTCGGGTCGGCTGAGTTAGCTTTGGCTTTCTTCAGCAGCGTTGACTTCACCAAAGCGCCAGTCCCTACGTTATATGCAAAGCAGACCAAGGCATCGAACTGGCATTGATTGAGGTTAGGTAGGTGTTTATTGACGGCTGCCTCGAATGGGTCAAGCGTGGATAGTAGCAATTGCGTTGCTTCCTTTTCGCCGCTCAGCTTTTCGCCGAGCATTACCTTCTTTCCGTTCGCATGGCGCGTGCTGCCGTAGCCTATGGTCGGCACTCCGGCGGGGCATAGGTAGCTTGAGAGCCTCAATCCCTCGTACTTCTTAATCAGATTAAGGCCGAGAATCGAGGTGCTGCGCATTATGGGATAACTACTTTAATGGTGTCATCCGATTGGTCATGGTATAGGTAGTAATCACCAGCATGCGCACCAAGCGCAACCGTTATAGCAGCGGCAGCGGCTGTTGCATCTGCATAACTTGGCAAGTTCTGCGCACCAATAACAAACATATTGCTTAGTGTATTGCTATTAGCAGCATCTTCACCTATGGCAGTTACATAATCGCCTGTGTTTTGATTAGCAGCAGTATTACCCAATCCGATTACATTATTACCAGTATTTTGAGTGCCTGTAATCTCTCCTAAAAATATTGCATTATCACCTGTGTTTTGGTCGCCTGCACTTACGCCAATTGCTATATTGTTATTCCCAGAACCATCTGCGCCTGAATTCGAACCAATATAAACCGATTCTGTACTGGCTGTGTTAACCCCAGCACCAGTGCCAAGAGCAACTATACCAGTACCAGTAGCTCCATCGCCTGCATTTCTACCAATAGCAATCCACTCACCCGATGGCGGCGTTGTTAAATTTGGAGCAACGATAAAATCATAGTTAGTGCCATCTATAATAACGGTTGCCGAGTTTACAACATTGCCATTATCATAGGCCGTTTGCAGATTCACAACATCGCCCACCTCAATTTGCTTCGATGTATTGCTGCTTGTGTCAACGATGTAGAACACATCATTCGCCGCTGCCGTGCTGGTCGATGTTAGGTCTGTAACTTTTACGCCTGCCATAGTTTTGATTTTTTACAAAGGTAAGGATTCTTTTGGAATATATTCAATCGCTGGTAATTGCTTAACCCAATCGATTGAGCATTGGCCTACCTCTTCAACTGAGATAATCCAATTGTCATTCGCATCTTGGATAGGATTGAAATATGAATCGGCAGCGTACAGTGTTCCGCGTAGCTGCTCGGCTTGTTCGGATGTTAGGAGGAATACTGTCATACTTGGCGGCTTAGGGTGGTTTGGAATTGCTGCACAATAGTATAGTAAGAGCTAACTTCAGCCCCTGATAAATTCGCACCAATTGAAGCGTAGGCAATTTCTCGATTTGAGTAAAATTGCGTTGAGCCTTCAAAGTTAGAAGCCCCCAGATACATCACGTTGTTTGGCAACAACCCAGTGTTTAACACTACATTAGAGCCTAATACAGCTGCATTTTTATAAGCAATAAACGAGGTCGAACTGGATCGAGTCAATGTATACATTTGGTTAGCTGTTGTATTTGCCACAATAATTGCATTGCCTGATACGTTTAGAGATGTTCCGTACAGATTTCCATCTGTGAATCTTGCACGCAAATAAAATGATGCACCACTACTTGACTGCGAGCCAATATCAATCCCTCCGTTTGTGCTGTTATTGCGCAGATATACGGTTGATGAATGCGCATTTGTGGCAAGCACAGATGTTGGAGTTAAAAAAGTATTTGCAAATGCGTTAGTTCCGTTTGGCAGTGCCCCTGTGCTGCTATGAGTCCAGCCGCCAGTAAATACCAATCTAAAAGCCGCGTTTGTATCGGCTGGATTGATGAGATTGAATTTGTGAGTTGTGGCAGTTCCTCCGACAAAGGGATAAATAGCATTAAACTTTGTCCAAAGACTTGCAGACTTCAACGATGTTACAAGAATATTTATTGCGGCTTGTTGTGTTGAGTCTGTTATTCCAGCGGCTGTGATGAATGCCTGTGCATCGGGGTCAACTCCGGCTGTGCCAAAAGTCCACTGCGTAAGCAGCCCAGTATCTCGCCTCGTTAGAATCCTCATACGATACGGTTTACATAGCCAGTTATGTTGATGACATTGGCAGCACTTGCAAAGGCTCGTACCGTTACCGCTGCGCCTGTGTCCACTAATATCAAGCCCGGAACTACCAAAAAGATACCCGATTGCGCAGCGATACCAACAACGATGCTATCGTCTGGCGAGCTTGTGCCGCCCCATTGAATCGTCAATGTGCGCGTAACGCTGTCGGTATTGTTGGCATAGAGATACACCTCATCAATGGATGCGCTGCCACTTGTTGCGTGAATGGTAGTTCCGCTCGATGCTGTTGCAACAACCTTAACCGGTCTGCCGCTTGTGCTTGCGCTTAGTTTAACTTTCGAATACGTTGGCATTTTAGGAGAATATTTGAGTGAGTAGAATTATCTGGTCTTCAGTCGGCGAGGTTGGCAATGTCGCAAGCGAGCCATCGCCACGCACATACTGCGAGGTTGTGCCTGTTGGGGTGTTGAACTTGCCGTTGAATGTAGTCCAATCGCCGCTGCTTAATGCACCTCTGTTGCTTGCGCTGGCAGTAGGTAGATTGAATGTATGGGTAGTGCTTGCCGAGCTGATGCCGAAGTCGGTGCCACTCGTGCCCGTTGCGAAGTTCTGCACTTGCGCGGTCAAGCCATTCAATGCGTTAAGCCCTGTTGTGAAAGTTGTGATTACTTGGCAGAGGTTGTTATCCTCAGTGTGCAGCGTAATATTACGCCCCGATGTAGTTACGAAAATGCGTACTGCGAGCCTATCAGTTGCAGCCAATACTGTCGAAGGTACTGCAAGGGCACTAACATACAAATCGACCACCGTGCCGCCTGTAATCGCTTCTGGGTTTGTTGACCCTGATGAGATAAGCGTAAAGGTTGCGCCATCGTACTTGTACAGCTCCATGTAAAAGCTCGGATTGCCGCCGCCACTTGAAGCATTGAAGTAGGTTTCAAAGTTCCAATTGCCTGAAGGGATTGCCAAAAGGTTTGGGTCGCCTGCATCGGTTATAAATTGCGCGATATAGCCATTGCCTTGCGCATTTGTGCGTGTGAAGTTCGTACCACCTCCAAGCACTGGAGTGCGGCTCATTTGGAAGTAGGCATTTCCACCTATCGTGCCTTGACTTATTGAGCCGTTTAGGTAATAGTTAACCGATGCGCCACCGCCACCACCCAAAGGGAAGTTAGCGAGTGAGCCATCACCACGTACGTACTGGCTTACAACTCCGTTCGCAGTTATGTCAATGCTTGGCGTTGTGGTTGAGTTAGGTACTGCAACGCTGAATGCAGGGTTTGTCGGGTTCGGCACAGTTGCCGCAACCGATGTGACCGTGCCATTTGTGAGTGTTGGGAATGGCTGAGGTGCTCCGGTGCCATCGAGATAGTCTGCGCTTGTCCCTGTTGGTGTATCGAACTTTCCATCGAAGGTATTCCAATCTGCGCTGCTGAGGTAGCCATCTGTTGTGCCGTCAGCTTGCGTGATGCTGATGTCGGGTGTAGTCCCACCGCTTGAACTCAGAGGCGCGGTTGCGGTTACATCCTCAACGATGGTCGCAGGCAATACAGGAATCGTTGGCTTGTTTAATATCTGATTGTTGCCGCTTGTTGCGTTCCAATCTGTTGGCTGCTGAACTGTTGGAAAGCCAGCGCCAAGATTAACCCAGTAACTTGTGTTAGTTGGAAGGATTGAATCGTTCGCCGCGATGCAGCGATAGACATTGCCGTTATACCAAACGATGTTACCAATCGAGTAAGCATTGCCTGTTGCGCTTAAATGGTCAGTCGTAAATGGCAAGGCTATTAATGTGCCACCACCACCACCGCCACCAATTGCCACAAGCGGATCCGCTGGTGTGCCGTTGCCTGTGATTGTAACGCCATCCACAGCCACTGATGTGAGGCAAGGCTCGCATGGCTCGAAATCGGGCAGAGGGATGTCACCGGTTGCGCAGGTGTCATAGCAGCCGTCCTCGCTCGATGTGCTGACATTAACATCCACATCAATTGCAACCGCTGCCCACTCATAATTTACTGGCAAATACTTAATCTCATTCTGGTATCCACTTGGCACTACCTCGTAAGCGATGGCACCGATGGCAGTCTTAAATTGCGGGTCAGTGCCGCTAATTAAACGAAGCACCCGAGATGCCACCCAGTCCTGTGCATCGGCTGAGTCGCAAGGTAGATGCGACTTGCGCACCATTGCGTATGCCGTCATCGAGAAGCGTGTCTCATAGATTGAGCGGCAGCCTGCCAGCTTGAGCGAATCGTTTTTGGTCACGTTAATCTTGCCACGCTTCGCCCAGAAGAGAGTGCCCTGTTTCGCATCGTAATCCGTTACAGGAATCGCTTGGCCGTTGCCGATGTAAAACGCCCACGCCTTATCATTGCCCTCGCCTACAAGCTCGCTAAGGCCGTAAATCTTATCGAAGATATTGCCGACCTCAATGCGCTGGTTAAGCCTGTCGAGAATGGTGGATAGTATATTCATTTATTCATTGCGTTAATGATTTGTTGAACGAGCTCGGCTGCATGCTCCTCGAGCATCTCGGCTTGCTCTTCCGCTGTCGGCAAAAAGATAGTGCCGTATTTCGCCTCTAAGCCATCAATCTTGCCGACCTCTGATGCGGGTACTGTTATCGCTGCTTCCAATCCTTCGGTCAATACCTCGGATGAAAGGAAACCACCTTTTAATCTTCCGGTTAACTCCAAAGGCAACTTGCGCGAAGTGCCTTTTTTCAATTCGGCATAACCGCCGGGAAAGAACAGCGACTTAATCGGCTCGCCACGTTTACCAACTTTGAACTTACTCGGCGCACTTGCCAACGCTCGCGGGCTGACATATATCGGTTTAGTGCTGTATGGCACAGTCGGCAATTTCTCGCCCGCCGTGTTCGTGCCTCCGCTCGAGCCAGTGCCGAATATGCGCTTGAACATGATGCGCTTTAATTCACGAACAGGGCCGTATAAGGCAGTAAACTTGTTAGTCCAATCGCTATACAACGCATCGAGGTTCTTTTGAATTTCGGCTGGTGTCGGCATGTTATGGCAGGGCTATAACGTACTTCATGTTCTTTCTGCAATCCCAGCAATGCGTATCGTCAGGCAGGCGCATATTTTGCAAGGTAGCGCCAAGGTCTTCGCTGTACCTTGTTGCTGCGATGTCGCGAGCTGCCATGATACCATCCATGAGCTCGGTCTTGTTCTGCCCACGATTCACAATAACCGTTGTATTCACTCGCTGATTCGGGCTAATCGTTAGCGCATAGTTGTAAATCTCAACCGCTGTGGCATAGGCTAACGCTAATGCCATCGTGCCACCTACCGAACACAGCCATCCTTGGCGGTCGCAGTTCACATTATAGGTGAGGCTCATGCCTGTGGTGTACTTACTCGATTTGCTTGTCAGCACGTTCGTGCCATCCGTTGTGAGCTCGATGCCTATCGCATCCACAAATGGGCAGATGTGCGATTCCTTAATGCCGCCTCCGCAGCTTGTGCAAGTGCCTCTCTTTGGCGTGAATTTAACCGTGTTGATATCTGACTCATAAACAATCGCGATGTCCATCTTACGCTTCGCTGAGGTGAATGTCTTGCCGATGAACTGATCGAGCGCGCCCTCTGCATAGGTAATGGTCTCAATCAACTTGCCAGTTGTCATGTCGAAGATAAGGACCGGCACGTTCACATTAGCAGAGTCGATGGCAAGGTTAATGTCGGCCAAGTAAAAGTTCAAATAACTAACCGTATTCGGGTCAATCTTCAACCTGATGCCGCCATAGTTGCCAGCACCGAGCGCAGTCTGGACATTGGCATAATTGGACACAACTTGTCCAACGCGCTTGCTCTCGATTATCGTGTCGCTCTTCATCATTGGGCTGAGCTTAGTCAGCACATCCGATGAAAGTTTGCGCCATGCAAAGGCTCGTTTATCTTCGAACAGCTCAACGCCATTGAGATATTGGTCCGTGATAAGTTGCCCGAGAAAGGTTTGATTGATGCCGAGGTCATCGATGTAGAGCCCAGTCGATGGCTCAGGTGATTCGCAGCCTCTTAATCCGAGTAGTGATTCAATGCACATCTCTTTAGTTTTTACAAAGATAAATAAAAAAAGGAGGGCACGAAGCCCTCCTCTTTATTGCGTGGTTAGATTATCCAATCCGCTTTGGGTTAACAAGTCCTCATCCGCTTGCGAGAGTAAACCTACCGACCCGATTACGGGTTTGCGATTTCAACGCAGTTAACGTAGTTAACGCCAGCATACTTGTCCGAAGACTCGTAGATGTCAGTTGGAAGCGTTACAATCTTTCCAGTTGTAGTCAACACAATCGACAAATTACCGCAATCATCCTTCATTGTCAAATCTACTGGTACACCTGCTGGTGTGAACACCAAGGTCTTTGAGTAGTTTGAACCAGCCACAGGCGTAATGCCCTGATTCCAATCAGCCAAGTTGAATGATAACCACTGGATTGCTCCGGCTGTTGTTACCAAGTTCTTAAGCTGCGAACCTTGAGCCGCTGCAACGCGAGAATCGTAAGAGAATCCGAAACCGTTCTGCTGGCTAATCGCCAACAAGTCGATGCCGAACTGAGTGCAGCAACCAGCCTGCACCGCGTTAGCATAACGCTGCATCTCAGCACCGCCAAATACCACAGGCGCACCCGGATAGTTAGCCATGCGAGTTGCCTGAAGGATGTCAGCAAGGGCGAACTCGTTCAATGCTTGCCCACCAGTTTGGCGAGTAGCAACGCGCAAGCAGTCACCACTTACAGTGTAGTACCCTGACACCTCAGTGCCCCAACTTCCGATGTCAGCAACAGCCTGAACAGCGGCAGCGGAAGCAACCTTGCGGTCAAGTACATCCATCAAACGCATTACCGACTCAAGCACATAGCGAGAGTTCTCCTGGCAATGGCGAGCGATGTCAGCAGCATTGATCAGCTGAGATGCTTGGTAAGTGTCAGTCGTGTCAAGCGTGTAAGTGGTTGTTGAATCGCCGTAAGTGTTAGTTGAAGTACAAGCTAAGATGTCACCTTCTGTATCAACTTCGGTCTCAGGTAAACGCTGAATCCAACGAGCTTGTACTGTTTTTAATTTACCGCCACCGGGTGCAACCTCAGTGCGGATTAGTTTTGCGTTTTCAGGCGAAAGCAAGAACTCTAAAAAAGGCAATTGCTCACGCTGTCCAACTTCAATGAATAACTCCGAAAGGCTCATTTGCACATTCGGGCATTCTGATAAAATGCGAGATATAGACATGATTAATGTAGTTTGGAGTTTCTGCCAGTTGCAAAGGCCGACAGGTGCGCCTACTTTGCCGCGATAAGTTGCGGCTCACTACATCATAGATGCTACAAAGATAAATAAAAAAAGCCTGCATTGCTGCAAGCCTTTTCAAATTGTGCCTAAACAATTAGTATGAACGAATAAAGAACGAACCGCAATATACTAAGGCAATTCGATTTTACCAAAAAAAGGTTTATCACTTACTGACCTTCGCCCCTCGCAGCTCCAAAGCTGCCGAGCCCACCAATTCGCCGAGCCTTTCGGAGAAGGGATGCCATTA